AACTAACACAATTACTTTTGAAAGCGGAGGCGCAAGGGTTAATTCAGTTGATGCAAACATTTCATTACGTCAAAATGCTTTAGAAGTTGGGAAGTCTTATAAATTAACTTGTGATATTACCGAAACAATTGGCGCATTAGCTTTAGATGGTTCTGTTGGAGGAACTACAATGATTTTAGATGAGGGTTTTAATGAGGTATATTTTACTGCCTTAATTGAAACTTTAAAAATTAAAAGATACAGTGTTGTTTCAAATGTTTTAATTGATAACATCTCTGTTAAAGAGATAGCGACATCATACCTTACACAAGCTGTTTCTCTTTCCGCTAAAACGTGGAAGATAATTTACAGCGTATCGGATTACATAGCGGGTTCGGTAAGTGCTACGGATTATGGGGCGGTAACTACGGCAAACGCAGTCGGGATAACTGAGTACGTAGAAATCGGAGTAGCTTCTGATTTTCGCATGGTAAATATAAACGGATACTTTGAAGGGGCGGTAACTGATATTTCAGCTCAACTTGTAGACCCGAACGGATATTGGACACTTGGAACTGGTTGGACATTTGGCGAAGACGTAGCTATCTCAGATGGTTCGGTAGGGTCTATAACTCAGTCAATACTTACCGCGGATGTTTTCTATAAGATTAGGATTAAAGTCACAGGCAATCCTACTTTATTAGTGTTTTCCTCAACTTCATTTTATGGGGATGAGGCAGCAAGGACATTAAAAAACGGAACACACAACTACTATTTACAAGCTAAAGTGGCGGCTTTTTCAATAACAAACGAAGGTGGCGATGCGTGTACTATTACAAACATATCAGTCGAACAAACTGACCCGAATAACTATTGGACTTTAGGTACGGGATGGTCGATAGGTACGGATAAAGCTATCTCTACCATTACGAGTTCAAATTCAGACATAACGCAAAGCATACTTACCGCAGGGAAAACATACCGCACGGTTTACAAAATCGTTGACTATGATTCGGGAACGGCTCAAGCCGTAGTAACAGGTTCTGCGGGTGCGGATGCCGTAGCTATAGAAACATACACCGAAGACTTAACTACAACGGGAACGGATTTCTCTATACGTAGTAAACTTGGAACTTTTGATGGGTCGGTTTCTTCGGTATCAGCAAAACTTTTAGGGTCATACGAAGACCAAAGTATTTACGTTACCGCCGCAGACGTTCAAACTCTTCCACAAGCGAGTGTGTATTACTTGGTAGAATTAACTTCTATGGCTTCGAAGAATAGCATATATTTCATTCCATCTTCGGTAGTACCCAATAATGGACGTTATACTAAATTGAATTTTACTGTAGTAAGTAAAGATGCACTCACACAACCAAGGGTAGGAATAATATCTTTCTACGATTCCGTTGGTGGGTTTGATACCTACCCTATGGGGTTTTATGAGTTTAAAATATACGAGCAAACATCCTCAACAAACTTAGACCCGACATTAGCTACTGGACTTTTAGAGAAAGGGTTTGCCTTCGTTCGTGATTTTAGTGGTAATATGCAAGAACTTACTGACGGGTTTAAAGAATATAACCCTACGCTTACTCAATACGTTTACTCAAAATGAAGAAACAAAACTTTTCCGTATTAAATTACGGCACAACCGAGATTCCTTTATTTGCTGAAAAGCAAGGGCAAGAATGGGTTGATTATGGCATAGATAATTTATACGGTGATTACTTACGGGATCTATTCCTTTCATCCAGTACTCACGGTGCAATCGTAAACGGGGTAGCCGATATGATTTACGGGGGTGGTTTAGACGCTACCGATAGGGAAGATAACGACCAAAAGAAAGAACAATGGTTGCGCCTTCAAGAACTGCTTAACAATAGCGATGATGGTCTGCTTCAGAAGATAGCTTTCGACATCAAGTTGTACGGTATGGTTTACTTGAATGTTATTTGGAATCGGGCAAGAACTCGCATAGGTGCGATAAAGCATCTACCCGTTCACACGATGCGTAGCGGTGTCGCTGATTCTGATGGGTACGTAAGCCATTATTATTACAAATACGACTGGAAGGATAGCAGAGAGCAAAAAAGGGTCTTAAATGCCTTCTCTATGGACGATAGAACAGAGGCTTCTACGTGCTATCAAATCAAACGTTACTCAGTAGCACAACATTACTACGCTGTACCTGATTATGTAGGGGGAACAAATTACATTGAGTTAGATCGTGAGGTTTCTACTTTCCATTTAAACAATATCCGTAGGGGATTCTTTCCTTCTATGTTATTAAGTTTTAAAAATGGAGTGCCAACGGAACAAGAAAGGGTAAACATAGAACGTAAGGTTATAGAGAAATTTACGGGAGCAGATAATGCAGGGCGTATCTTAATCACGTTTAATGACGGTGATGATACTGCACCTGAGTTTACACCTATCGACACGAACGGGGCAGACACTATGTATGAATTCCTTTCTAAAACGGTAAGCGAAAAGATACTCACTTCACACCGTGTCGTTAGTCCTTTAATGTTTGGTGTAAGGTCTGAGGGTGGAGGCTTTGGTAATAACGCAGACGAGTTGCGAGATTCATACAGCCTATTTAACAACACGGTAATAGCACCCTTCCAAGATATTCTTTTAAAGGCGTTAGGAGGCTTGTTTGCTATTAACGACATTGAGTTAGATATTTACTTTATTACGGCAAAACCTGCCGACTTTTTAGACCTTGACATTATAGAAACTTTAGACGAAGGCGAACAAGAAAAAGAGGGTATGCAGACACAAGAATTTTCAAAAAAAAAACTTTTGAAGGTTGCGGATGCCCTCATTAAGTTAGGTGAGAATGAAGAAGACTTACTTAAAGAATATGAAATGATAGACCAACGCAAAGTAGAAGAAGATTCTGAACCCGTAATGGATGCGTTGTTTAGTTTTGCATCAGTAATCCGAAGTACGGGAAACGATGGAAAGGGGGAAAGTGACCAAGATAACGAGCTTATAAAAATTCGTTATAGATATGCACCCGATAGAAACACTCACAAGCCGCAGAGAGATTTTTGTTCTGATATGATAGGTGCAGGATTGGTGTACACAAAAGAAAATATTATCAAAGGCTTTGGTGCGAATCCAGGCTTTGGAATAGATGGTGCGCCTACTTACGATATTTGGTTTTACAAGGGTGGACCAAACTGCTACCATTGGTGGGAAAGAGTTACTTACTTACAAAAGAACAATAAAAAGATAACGGTTACCGAAGCAAGAAAATTGATTACTTCTTTACCCCCAAGCGAACGCGATGCGGTAAGGATACCAACTAACCCGAAAGAAGTGGCAAAGCGACCAATCGATATGCCAAATAGAGGATACTATAATTAAAAAAAATGAGCCAAGCACTTTTCGTTTCAGCAAATAGATTAAAACGTGATACCGCAATAGGTGGTAGCGTAGATGATGATTTAATACGTCCGTATGTTTATATGGCGCAACAACGTTGGATACTTCCCGTACTGGGAACGAAGTTGTACGATAAAATTTCTGCCGACATAGATGCAGGAACGGTAACGGGGGATTATGAAACGCTTTTAAACGACTACATCATACCTTCTACCGTTCAGTATTCCTTCGTTCAGTTAGTGCCTTTCCTACGTCTTAGATTCGTTAATAATGCGGTTGTAGTTATGAACTCAGAACAAAGTACTGCGGCAACCTATGACGATTTGAAACCGTTAATGGACCAGGCTTTAGATATGGCTACTTTCTACCGTGAAAGGTTGATAGATTACATCTGCAATAACTCAACTTTGTTTCCTGAGTACAACACAAATACGGGTGCAGATTTAAACCCTACACAAAACAACTATACGCAGGGAATGAATTTAGACTATGGAGGTTTAGATTTAAGATACGAAGCGTTCTTATCAGGTGCAGGAATAAAATGGTAAATAGAAAACGATATGCTCCGAGCTTACAAAACGAGGAGAAACTAAAAAAGTTTATAGATGGCAAACAAGAAAATAACGGAACTCACAGCTTTAACAAGCGCAGCATCGGACGATGTCCTGGCAATTGTGGATGTGTCGGGAACTGCGGAAACAAAGAAGATAACCGTAGCTAACCTTACGGGAGGTAGTGGGGGAACTACAACGGTAAAAGTTTCCTTAAGTAATGCTGATGTATTAGCTATGAAATATGACGATACGCCAATTACTTTAAAGGCTGCGGAAGCGTCAAAGATTGTCATGCCTATTTCAGTTATTTGCGTAGCTACACACGGAGGGTCTAACGAAAGTTCAAATGATAATTTACGGATGGGGTGGGATGCAGCTTCTTCTACAACAAATGACCGTTGGGGGGAATCGCGCGGATGGATGAACGGAGTATCGAGTGGAACAATTTCTACTTGTTTTGGGGGTTCTTCTACCGCAGGGGCAAATCAAATAGTAACTTTCTCCTTAACTAACAAACCATTTCAGATTTGGTGTACCGATGTTTTCAACGGAGGGTGGACTATGGATGTCTATTTTTCATACGTAATGGTAGATGCATAATGGAAAACGGAAAACTTTTAAGCATAAACTTTTTATGGACAGGATGGGCATACGGAATGATTAGCGAGAATTTAACTTTAATAATTGGTGCAATAGGTGGTATCACTTTGATTTGGCTTAATATAGAGGGCATAATTACTCATCGAAAAAATAGAAAATGAGAGAAATTAAATCAGTAATTTTACATTGTACCGCTACCCCTGCCGATAGGGTTTTAACGGTTAAAGAGATACGCAAATGGCACGTAAAAGAAAGGGGGTGGGCAGACATTGGATACCATTTTATAATACATCAAGACGGAACAATAGAGCGTGGAAGACATATCGGCAAAGTCGGGGCGCATACTTGGGGAAACAATTACGGAAGTGTTGGCGTGGCATATTGCGGAGGGGTAGCAAAAAAAGTTAAGAAATCTTTAGATAAAGAAAAACCAAAGTCAAAGACTACGATAGTATCAAAGGACACTATGACGAAAGAACAAGAATCTTCGTTCAGGGATCTATTTGAAATGTTGGAGGTGATGTTTGGAGAGTTAAAATTAAGCGGTCATAACGACCATAACAAAGCCAAAGACTGTCCTGCGTTTAATATGCGGGATAAGTTTGGCGATTTAATAAATAGATAATGGAATTTTTCACAACGAATTGGGTAGAATTACTACTTGCAGCGATTACATTTTTAGGAACGTACACGGCATTAACCGAAACAACGAAGGATGATAAACTACTGGATATTGTCAGACGAATACTCAATGCTGTTATTCTTGGAAGAAACCGATGAAAACGGCCTTAGCACTTTTATCGAAGTTAGACCTAACGGAAGTGTTTCGTGATAAAGGAAAGCTCAGGAAGTGGTCGGCTAAAAGAACCATCGGAGGTTTAATTGTAGCCTATGCGCTAACGTCAATGGACGGGGAGATAGAATGGAAGGGAGTGGTGTTATGTGTCGTGGGTATTGTTCCACTATGCTTATCGTTTTTTGAAAGACGTTAGACCAAGACTAAAAGGGAATAAGCTAAAAGCGTTCCAACACCTCACTAAAAAAGAGAGGCGTATTCTTGTCGTTGGTGATTTGCATTGCCCGTTTGATTTAGACGGGTATTTGCAATTCCTTTTAGACACTTATGCGAAGTGGAATTGTAACCAAATTTTGATGATTGGCGATGCCATCGATAACCATTATTCGAGCTTTCATCAGACGGATGCAGATGGTTATGGAGGGGGTAAAGAACTTGATATGGCAATTAAACGACTATCAAAATACCGCGATGCATTTGCAGAAATATGCGATAAAAAAATAGATATTTGCACGGGCAATCACGATAGGATAATAATGCGCAGGGCGTTCGATTCGGATATTCCTGCACGGTGGATCAAATCATATAACGAAGTTCTCGGTACGGATTGGAACTGGGTAGAAAGTATTGTTTATGACGATGTACTTTTTGAGCATGGAGAAGGAGGCCAGGCAAAAACTAAAGCCAAAAATAATATGATGTCA